ACCTCGGTGACGTGGTGCTGGGCCTCCTCGGCCGCCCGCTCCTTGGTCATCGTGACCACGTTGCCCATGGCATCGGTGAAGTAGCCCCGGCGCTCGGCGCGGGCCGCGTAGTCGAAGTAGGCCACGGCGCTCTGCATCCGGGTGATATGCCGGGTCAGCCGGAAGTTCACGTCGGCCAGGGCCTTGAGCCACTGGGCGGGCTTGGCGGCATAGAGCTTGACCCCTTGGGTCACCTCCAGGTTCTCCTGGGCGAGCAGGGTGCCGAGCTGGCGACCACCGGCGCGCGCGTGCTCGGTCAGGGCGAAGTTGAATCGTCCGTAACCTTCCTGGGTCGGCTGGCGGAAGATGGTCTGGTCGACCTCCCCGTTGCGCAGCGCCCGCACGGCGTCGAGCAGGATCGAGGGCATGTAGGCGGTCGAGCGCAGCGCGAGCAGCATCGACCCGCCGAACAGGATGTGGGCGGTATAGCGGGGGCTGAGTCCGAGGATCGAGTACCGGAAGACCTGCATCCCCTTGTCCCAGAGCCCATGGTCCTGGTGCTGCTCCTGGTCCCTGATGCCTTCCAGGGCCTTCACCAGGCCCGAGGGCAGGTACAGCGCATCCTCACCGAAGCGGGGCAGGGTGAAGCCGAACAGGGAGTGGGGATCGAACTTGCGGAGCCCGATGCGCTTCATGTCGGCTTCCTCGAAGCCCTTGACCGTGGCCTTCTCCAGGTCGATCCCGAGGAGCGCCTGGGTCCTGGCGTCGTCGTTGTTGGTGATCGAGCGCAGGAAGTCCCTGATGTCGGCGCCCTTCAGGACGATCGGGGCGATGTAGTGCTCGAGGAACTCGATGTGGGCATCGTGCTCGAGCGTCTGGTTGATCGCCTTGGTCACCCCGAGCACCACGTCATGGCGGGTGTTCACGTACTTGTTCGCCCGAGCGAAGGCCACGTCGACCTTGGGCTCGCCCTTCCCGATGAACGTGGTGACCTTCTGCGAGATCCGGTCGAAGGTGTCGGCCGCCGGCAGCCAGATCGGAGCGTCGATCTTGCCCTCGGTCCACACCTTGCCCGTGCCTTCCAGGTATTGGAACCGGCCTTCGACCTCCAGCCTGCCACCGTGATAGTGCTGGGTACCCGCCCAGAGCTTGTGCAGCTCCTCCAGGGCCGAGGCCTCCACCGAGGTCTTCATCTCCTTCATCACGTCGACCAACTCGGGATCGTAGGCGTCCGGGTCGTTCACCACGTCGTCGACGGCCTCGTGGACCAGCTCACGGAGTATGTCGTGGTTCTCGTGGAGCTTCTCGATGGCGGTCTCGGTCCAGCCCGACTTGGTGCGAAGGCGACTCTCCACGAAGTCGACGGCCCTGGCCTTGTTCTCGGCCTCCATCAGATGCTTCTCGAACAGGACCCGGCGCATGGGCATCCACTGATCGGGCGGGTGGTCGTACACCGCCTGGTGGAAGTCCCCGAGCCGCTGCATGTAGGTCGAGGCTTCCTTCAGGATCTCGCCGTCGAGCGTCCGGTGGTAGTCGTGCAGGTCCTCGAGGGTGGCGGTCTGCTTCTCGTGATCGAGGCGCATCCGCTCGGTCTTGGTGCGGAACTGCTCGGTGATCTTGCGCTCGTCCTTCTCCAGCTCGTCGCGCCAATACTTCTGGGACCGCTGCCAGATGTCCAGCAAGCGGCGTTCCTGGGAGCGCGCGCGCTGGTAGACCTGATCGGCCATGGCCCCGACGGCCTTCTCGAACTTCGGATAGCTGCGGTTGCGCGCCTCATGGAGCCCGACGGCGATCTCCATGGCGTGCATGTCGGCCTCGATGTCGGCCCCGTCGTAGAGCTTCTGCTTCTCGGCGGCGTACCAGTGCGCGGCCTCCTCCAGATGGGCGTTCGTCTTCTCCCGGGCGAGCGAGAGGGCACGGTAGGTGGCCTGCTTCAGTTGGCCGCGCTCGAGCGCCTGGTGCTGCTTCAGGTCGGCGGTCTGGCGCTCGCGCAGGTCGATCTGGTCCTTGGTCTCCTTCCCGACCCGGTGGTACTCCCCCTCGATGCGCCTGTCGATCTCGTCGTTGACCCTTGTGCGCTCCTTCACATATCGCTGGAGCGCGGTGACCTGGGACTTCAGATCGAGCAGGGCTTGGCTGCCGGTGTCGGCCACGTCCATCTCGTGGTAGCCCCATCGGGTCATCTTGGATGCCACTGCATCGACCCTGATCGCCAGGTCGTCGATGTGCCCATTCCGCAGGTCCTCCAGGGCGTTGCGGGCCATGCCCACCACGGCGAGGGCCGAGTCCTTCTTGGTCCCGAGCGGCAGGTTGACCTCGCGCTCCTTGCCCTTGGTCGTGATCTCCTTGCGCTTGTCGATGATGTTGGCGAGGAATTGGTCGTCCTTCGGGATGGCGTCCTCGGCGGCGGCGATGGCCTGCTCGAACTTCGGAGCGAAGGCGAGCGCGTGGCGGTCGAGAAGCTCGGACCTGCTCACCAGGGCGTTCATGCCGTCCAGCCCCTTGCGGGCCTTGAGCTGCTCGAACCCGGCCCGTGCGGCCTCGGCGGGCGTCGACTCGGGTGTCAGCCCCCGGATCTTGCTGACCGCGGGCAGGGCACCCTGGTCCTCGGCCTTGACCTTCGCCCCCTCGATGAAATCCTTGCGCTGGGCATCGGCGGCGTTGCGGGCGTCGACCACGGCATCGGACTGCTTGGTGGCGTAGAGCCCCATGGTGCCGTCGGCCTGGCGCGCCCCGCTGAGCGTGTCGGAAGCCGCCGATGCCTCCTCGCGCAGGAACCGATCGGTGTAGCGCAGGTAGGTGGTGATCGCCTCTTTCACCGGCAGGTCGACCCGGGGATCGGCCAGGACCTTGGCGATCTGGTCTCCATGGGTCTGGTTGGCCAGCATGATCCGGTTGAACTGGTCGTACTGCTCGGGCGACAGGGCGGCGACGGCCTGCTTGGCGTCGTACATCATGTTCTGCTGGATCTCGGTCTTGAGCTGGTCGCCGGTCATCAAGGCGGTCACGAGACCCTGGACCGGCTTGGAGGTCCCGAAGATCGAGTTCTGGAGCCAGGTCTGCACCACATCGCTGACCTTCATGCCCGCAGTGAGCGCCCCGCCGCCCGGGAGCACGCCGTAACGGCCGGCGAGCTCGTGGTTCCCGATCAGGTTGCCCAGCATCTTGAGCGGTCCCATGTGGGAGAGCGCCTCAGGAGAGACGCCGATGGCGTCAGCGATGGCTCCCCCGGTGATCGTGCTGTCCAGCGCGCCCGTCACGAGACCCGTTGCCGCCTTGGATGCCGGAGTCAGGTCGAGCAGCGAGATCAGGGGGTTGTCGGCCAGATCCTTCAGTCCGGCGCCGACCGAGCCGCCCCGGAACATCGTGCCAACGTCGTAGGCGCCCGGAACGAAGCTGAGCAAGGTGTCCTGCAACCAGTTGGCGACCGTGGCGCCGGCGGTCGCCCCCTCGACCCGGCTCGGGTGGATCACGTCTTCGACCGTGTTCTTCACGGTGTCGAACAGGTTGGAGACGAGATGCGTGGGCTCGAGGCCCGTCATCATCATGCCCAGGTCCCGGCGGGCGTTGGAGAACACGGCGCTCGGGTGGGGCGTGTCGCTCGGTGAGGGCGTCACGTTGTTGGGGTTGGCCGCGGCGAGAATGGCCCGGTTGCGCTCGGCCGCCGACATCATGTAGTCGCCCTGCGCGACCCGCTGCTGGTCCATCTGGTAGACGGGGAGGACCGAGTTCATCCCGACGCCGAGGCCCTGCGCCCAGGCGACCGCCTTGTTCCAGTCGCTCTCGAAGCTGGTCAGCTCGGGCTTGGCCATGGCCCGATGCTATTTCTGAGGTTCGGTCCAGGGAGCGATGAAGTATCGCTCCATGCTCAGGGCCGGAAAGGAGGCGTAGGGACCGTCAAAGGCCCATGTCACTTTCCCCACCCATTCGATCTCAGGTCGCCATAGCTTGAGGCGCCCGATGACGACACTCTCAGCAGTGCGTAGATAGCTCTCTCGTCCTTCGCCTTCGAGGGTCAGGTTGTCGAGGATGGCAATGCCCGGAGCATCCTTGGCCCACTCATCCGGCGTGATGCCCATCTCGGCCGCGGTGGGGCATAGGGCGTAGTAGCCGACGAATCCGCCGTTCTCTACCCGATCGTGGTCACAATCGCAGTTCACTCCCCACGTTCCATCGGCATGTTGATGCGTTCTCATGGCCATGCTCGTCTCCTTGGCTTACCCGAAGGGGTTGGTCGTCGATGCCGAGGAGAGCGCGCCGGTCGCCGGGTTGGTGGCCGCCGCCGTGGCTGGGGTCCCGAACAGAGCCGAGGCCGGGCTGGTCGACGCCGCCTTGCCTCCGGTGATCGACTTGGGCCAGCCACCCTTGGGGGTCGGGATGGGCGATCCTTCCCCGACGCCGACACCGGCCTGCTGGAGGGCGTACTGCATGGCCGGGGAGAGTTGCTGGATCTCGGCCGGGGTCAGGTACTTGTAGTAGCCGGCACCCGGCTGGAGAAGGCTCACGTATGCCTGCTCCGGGGCGGTCTCGAGCATGGCGGTGTTCGCCGCCCCCATCTGCTGGATGGCCCCCTGTTGGAGCGCCTCGCCCTGCCCGTAGGCCGTGGCGTAGTTGTTCATGGCCTGCTGCATCGGGGAGTCCGCAGCATTGGCCGCCGCGATGTTCTGGTTGAGCCAGTCCGAAGCCGATCCCGCCGCCGGCTGGTTCGCTTGCAGGATCGCCGCACCCGAGGGCGCCGCCGCCTGGCCGGTCTGGCCCGGGACCTGTCCCTCGATCATCTGCTGGACCTGGCTGGTCATGGCCTGGTCCTCGTTCACCAGCCCTTGCGCGAGCAGCCCGAACGCCTGTTCGGCGCTGAGTTCGGTGGTATCGGTGCTCGCGGTGGTATCGGCCTTCTTCTTCTTGGCCTTCTTCGGCTTCGGCGGGGTCTTCTCGCCTGTCGCTTCACCAAGCGTGCTCGGACGCGCGGCCGGTCCGGTTCCCCACAGGGCGTTGAGAACCGAAGCGATCTGATCCAGAACACCCGGACTACCCGGTTTCCCGCTGGGATCACCGATAGCGGCGAGGGCCGCTTTCGTCCGGGCGCTCTCCTTGGTGGCCACGGTCCCAGCCTATTGGAAGGTGGTCGGGTTGGCGTAGTTTCCACTGGCCGGGGCCGGTGCCAGGGAGTTGGCCTGTCCTTCGGTCGCTCCCCCGGCGTAGAGAGCGGGGAACGCCTGGGTGAACGCCTGGGGTCCGAGCCCCGAGGTGGTGCCCGCCGCCGAGAGGATGGCCCCGAGCCCCTGCGCCTCGCCCGCCTGCGCCTGGGCGGCCTGGCCGAGAAGCTGGTCCTGCTGGGTGGCTGTCGAGATCCCGATGCCGCTGAGACCTTGGGTGAGCTGGCTCTGGAGCTGCTGGACGCTGATGCCCATGCCCGCGGCGGTGTTCGCTAGCTGCTGTTGCTGGTTTGCGAACTGCTGTTGCTGCCCGCCGTAGCCCGCAACCTCGGACTGCTGCTGAAGCTGGCTGATCTGTTGGGCCTGGGAGAGCTGCTGGCCGGCGAAACCGCCCTGGCCGCTTATCCCGTACTGCTGCACATTCTGCTGGCCCTGGAGCTCGAGCTGGCCCGCCTGCTCTGCGAACTGGCCGACTTGGCCTTGATAGCCCAGAGCGGACGCCTGGGCGGCGTTCTGGACGTTCCCCACGTTGTAAGTCTGCTGCTCGGCCAGAGTCGCTTGCGCCTGCTGTGCGCCGACGGTGTTCGATGCGCCCGATGCCGCCGCCTGACCCGCTGCCTGCTGCTGGGCGAGCGGGTACTGGTAGGCCAGGTTGGCGAGTTGCGCGGCGTAGCCACCCCCGCCGACGCCCCCGAGACCCTGAGTGAGCCCCTGTTGGCCCGCCGCGACCTGCTCCTGGGTGCCGAGGAGCCCGGCTTGGAGCCCGAGGGACTGCTGGGTGTTCTGGAAGGCGGCCAGGTTCTCTTGCTGCTGGAGCGGGTACTGCTGCTGCTGGACGCCGTAGACGCCCGCCTCGAGCGCCTGCTGCTGGGCCGCGGTGCCCATCTGGGAGGCGAGTCCCTGTTGCTGGAGCTGGTTGCCCTGGTACTGGTTGCCGAGGAGCGCCTGGGAGTAGGCGGTGTTCGTCTGGAGTTCGTTGCCCTGGAGGGCCGCCGCCGGCAGCAGCTCCCCGAGCTGGGCCTGCGCCGCGGTGTACTGCTGACCGTACTGGGCGATCGAGGGCGCTTCGGCGCCGGCCGCCGCCCCGAGGATGCCCCCGCCCTGGATCAGGCCGCCGAGGATCTGGTCGTAGTTGGGCGCGGTCGTGCTCACCAGTCCTCACCCCCGCCATACATATAGGTCGGGTAGTTCGAGCTGCCCATGGTGATCGTGTCGCCCTGGTCGGTCATGTTCCGGCTCTTGTTGATGAGGTTGAGCAGGTTCATCTCGTAGAGCTGCTGGGCCTCTTTCCAGGTCGGGTCCTGCATCTTGCGCTTGGCCTTGAACACCGCGTAGTCGTACACGATGTCCTCCCAGCCGGGCATGGTGTCGATGTTGCCCGAGGTGCTGGTCTGGATGACCGCCGAGCGGTAGTAGTAGACGGTGAGCGTCCCAGCCGAGCCCGGCGAGGGATAGAGCATGAGGTAGAAGCCGAGCACGCTGTTGCCCCGGATCGTGAAGAATTGCGGCCAGGAGTTGGGCAGGGAGTGCAGGATGCCCCAAACCTCGTCCATCTGGTTGATGCCCCGGTACTCGAGGTTGTAGGTCTGGTCGGAGCTGGACAGGGTGAACTCGGCCCGGTGCGCGTTCAGGAAGTCGGCAGGGAAGGGGTAGAGCTGGACCAAAGGCGTGACGTTGTAGTTGACCTCCTGCCAGAGGATCTCGGCCCGGCGCGCTACGTCCTGGCAACCCTGGTTGATCCAGCTCTGGATCTGGGCGTCGGTCCAGAACCCCGCGGTGGACTCGTCGAGCAGCGCTCGGACCTCGGTGGTGGCGGTGGCGAGGGTCACGCTCATGGGAGAGAGTCTTTCACCAGCCGATGGCCCAGTAGGTGACGTTGACCGTCGCGTTGATCGCTGAGCCGGCCAGCGTGGCATAGAGCACCACGGCGGCGGCCGTCGGAGCGGTGGCTGAGTCGATGACGATGTTCAAGATGCCCGCGGCATGGAAGCCGACCGGATTGATCGCCAATAGACCGTTGGGGAAGGGCTGCGGGAAGGTGAGCGTCCCGACCCCCGAGGCGAAGACGATCGCCTGATAGCCACCACCACAGAGGTACGCGTCCGAGGGGGGTGTGGGTGGGTTGGACCCGGCCAATGGGCTGTCGACGAAGAGCATCCGTGGCGAGATGCCCTTGGACCACCGGAGGAGCGCGTTCCAGTTCTGGGCGGTGAGCGGATCGCCGTTGGGCGATGGCAGGAACAGGCCGGGGATCGGGTTGGCGCTCATGTGGCGTTCACCGGTCGACCGGTATCCTCGTAGCCGATGGCGATCGAGTAGATGGTCGGAGCGGGCTGGATCACGCTGTCGAAGGTCCTGCCCTGAGCGACGACGTTGATCGTGATGTCCTGGGCGAGCAGCGCGTCTCCGAGCGAGTTGGCGATGGCCTGGCGCTGGATCGTCGGCTGAGCCTGATCTGTCGGCGTCTCGAAGGTGAAGGTCGAGCTTGGAACACCCGTGCTCACGGTTTTTACGCCGCTCGGACTGATACCGGTCAGGGTGATGGCGACCGTGCCGTATCCGATGGCCCTGACGACAACTTCTCGGATCACCAGGGTCGAGTTCTTGCCGTCGTCGGGCGACCGAATGGGGTAGGACTCCCACTGGTATTTGACGGTGGGGGTGGTCCGGTTGTAGATGTCCATGAAGTATGCGGACGAGGGCACCGGAGAGGCGGCGTAGAGGGTATTCCCGTCTGAGGACACCACGAACCACGTATGGGGCTCGGTGCCCAGAGGGAGCTTCCACCACGAACCCGTGTTGGTGTCGCAGAGCCAGTCGTTCGACACGACGATCCAGTCGCCCCACCGGCAGATGTCGACAGTCGGGCCGCGCAGCACGGGAGGGTTCGCCGGGTTGATCATGAAGTTGTCGTCGAGCTGGTTGGAGATCTTCTGGGAGGTGTTGCCGCCGTTCCACGCCCAGAGCCCGTTGTTGTTCGAGGCATAGATCAGGCCGAGCGGCGTCTGCGCCGTGCGGCTCATCAGGCCATAGGTCGGGGTCACCCCGGGGAGCCAGGTGACCGTCGGGGAGTTGAGGTCGCCCGAGATCACCACGCCGCCGCGCAGATTCTTGACCAGGAACAACTCGGATGCCGAGATGGACCCCCAGGCGCCGTAGCCCGATGGGTCTTCCTGGACGAACACTTCGGCCTGGCTCCCGAAGGCGATGCTATTGGGCGGTTCGGTGTAGTTGAACTCGTCGTTGCCCCCAGCGTAGGTATCCCATCCGCTCGAACTGGGCCACTCACTCGGGGAGTAGGTCAACAGGATCATGCGATTCTGGTGGCAAACCGCTTCCCCGATCAATGCGTCACCAAGAAGGTGAGGCGTAAACACGGTCGGATCTTCCACGTCCGGATAATTCCATTGGCCGAAATAGCCCGGGGTTGGCTCACCAGCGGTCCCTCCGGTGTACCAGAAGGAGAGGAACCACGTAGCGAGCCCCACATCGGCCGGGGTGGCGTTGGCTCGGGTCATCGCTCCGGTCCAAGTGCAGAACGGGAGTAGCCCGGGTTCGGGCGAGGGATTGATGATGCCCGTCCAGGTGGCGGTCGCCCCGTGGATCTGGAGCGAGTCCAACCAGGCGTTCATCGTGCCGCCGCTGGTCAGGTTGATTTGTCCGACCAGGATCTCATCGCCCTGCGTCAGGGCGTAGGGCGTGGTCGAGGCGTAGTAGTTGATCGGCCCGTTCAGGAACAGGCCGTTGATCATGTTCAGCGCGCCCGAGCCGGTGACGGGCGTGTGGTTGGGAGCTACCTGGTGGCCTGTCGCCCACGGGGCGTTGTAGAAGCCGGGAAGCGGGGCCAGCCCGCCGTTCGGGAGCCCGATGCAGCCGTAGGTCGTGGGCTGGGCCTGACCGAGCTTGGAGCCCGGGACGACGGAGTTCTGGGTGGTGGAGTAGTAGCCGGCGAGCTGCTGCTGGGAGATGATCCCGGGCGTGAAGTCGCTGATCTCGATCCACTTGTAGGGCCTGGTCGGCGGCGCTGGGGCGGCCACGGCTACCTACTCGAGCGAGAGGACTTCCGCTTCCCTCGGTTCCACTTGGCGGCGTTCCGGGCGAAGTTGGCCCGCTTCTTCTGCTTGGCCGATTCCCGGGGATTGGAGAGGACCGACTTGGCGTGCTGCTGGACGGACTCGCCGGCCGCCTTGGACGACGCGGTGAACTTGCCCCGGTTCTCGGGCTTGATGTGGATGCCGCTCTTTTTCCGAGCCATCAAGCCTCCGGCGTGTCGAGACCCTCGCGCTTGTCCACGATCTGCTCCAGCATCGCCTCATAGCGCGCCATGCGGGACCGCAGCTCCTCGTTCTCGGCCTCCAACCGATCGGTGATCGCCCGGGAGGACGAGTCGACCCGATGCTCCTGGACGTTCGGCGCGGGGTAGGGCAGCATGTCGGGGCGCATGGCCGGGAAGACCACCCGCTGGTCGCTGAGCGTGTAGACCGAGAGCTTGGGGGCCGCTTCCATGAGCATCTCAATCGACTCAGCCCGGATAGCATAGCGGCCAAACAAGCCACTGAGCTGGTCGTGACGCTTCAAGATGACACCGCGGTCCCCATTGCCATCGTTGTAGGGAACTGGCTCGTCCATTGAGCGGGGGTCGCCCAAGGCGTCGACCAGCGCCTCGAAGGGCACGAACGCCGACTCGCCCGGAGCGAGCACGTAGTGCTTGCGGTTCCACTGGAAGTGCCAGGTGCCGGTGATCTGCCGGTCGTAGTGGCACTTGTCGGTGGCGTCGAAGTACCGGAAGACCCGGGGGTTGTCCTCGTTCACCACCCGCAGGAACTCACCGAACAGGAGGATCGGCATGTCCCGGTTGGCGAGCGTGGGCGTGCGCGCCAGACGGGCCACCTGGGCATCGGCGGGAAGCTCGGGGGCGAGTTCGGGCTTGGCGAGGAACTGGGCCATGAGGCTCCTATGCGGGGAGAAGGATGACAGTGCCGGGCAGCGATGCGGTCACCGAGTTGCCGGCCACGCCACCCGCCGGGGAAGCAGCCCCGCCCGCGCCACCGTTGGCCGTGATGGCCTGGCCGGGGACGATCGGACCGGACGAATACGTGGCGACCGGGATGACCGAAGCCGAGACCACGATCACCATGCCGCCGCCGCCGCCGCCGCCGCCGCCGCAGGTCGCCGCGCCGTTGGTGCCACCAGCCCCGCCCGCGCCGCCGTTGGCCTGGATCGAGCCGGTGCCGTTGATGTTCTGGGCGACCACCACGACGATGCCACCGCCACCGCCGCCGCCACCGCCGTAGTAGGTGCCGTCACCGCCACCGGACCCGCCACCCGAGCCTGCGCCCATGGCCAGGAAGGCCGTGGTGTTCTGGAGCTTCCCGATGACCGCCAGATCGAGCGAGCGCGGGAGCTGCATGACCGCGGTCGGCGCTGTGACCGCGCCCCCGGCCGCTCCGGCATTGACGGTGACCGTGCTGGCTCCGCCCGTCCCGCCGACGCCCCCGAGGGAGTTGACGGTCTGGGCCGTGCCGGCCGCCGCCGTCGTGGTCGTGCCGGTGCCACCCGCCGTGCCGACAGTGCCGCTCGAGAGGGTGCCCGTGTAGCCCAGCGCCGCGCCGCCGGTCGCCGCCGAGCCGGCGTTCCCGTTGGACTGGATCGTCCCGTTGTTGGTGAAGACGCCTTGGCAGAAGATGCGGAAGCCGGCGGTCTTGATAACTACGGTCGGCTGGATGATCGACCCGTTGGCGAGCCAGATGTCCCGGGTCATCGTGTAGACCCCGGACGAGAGCGTGGCCCCGGCGACCGTGGTGGAACCGGTAGCGATGAAGTTGCACACGCCGTCGGAGCCATCACCGTAGACCGCGAGGCTCTTGTTGTAGAGCCCGTAGTCGAGAAGCTGGAGCACGTCGCGCATCGTGACCGGGCTGGCGGGGCTTCCTGTGGGGCCGGCGTTGTAGATCGGCAACCCGAGGTCTTCAAGGATGTTCTTCCACAACTCGATATCCGTGACCGGGGTGGTGAAGGGCAATCCAGGCATCGACTACTACCTCCTCAGACGGGGAAGTTGACGGCGGCCCAGCACAGGAGCGGACCAGCCGAGACGGTCACCGCCTGGAGGGCGATGCCGAAGGTGGTGCCGAACGTGAAGGTCGTGCCTGCGGTGTCGTGAGCCTGGCCGGTGTGCCCCGAGGTCGGGGAGACCTCCAGCGTGTGGCCGACGGTCGTGGTGTTGTCCACGAGGACCTGCATGATGCCGCGCTTGCCCACCATGGCGATCTGAGAGGGAGCGGTGCTGCCGATGGCGCTGTTCGCCGGGTTGGTGAGGCCCTGCGGCTGGGCCGGGGCGCCGAGCGAACCCACGCCGAGCAGGACGCCCGCCATGTAGACGGTCGCGGACGGTGAGGCCAGGTCGACGTACTGGACCGTCCAGTTGTACGGGAAGGTGGTGTTGCCGGTCGCTCCCGACTGTCCTCCGTCGCCACCGGGGTACGACGTGGTGGGACCGAGTGGCGGGTACGACCCGACACCGGCCGGAGTGCCCGTGAGGCCCCACTGCAGGATCGCCCCGGCGACCAGGGAGCCGGCACCGGCCGCCGTCGGGAAGGCGAGTGTCGCCACCGAGGCCGGGTTGAGGGCGATGGGCTCCCAGAGCGCCTGATATTCGGGCTGCTCGGCGGACTGAGCCAGGACGTTGTAGCTGTTCACCAGGGGCATTGGATCTCCTAGGCCGTGAGCGCCGTGAACTTCGAGTTGAGCTGCGGGTTTGTGCAGAGCAAGTTCAGCGCAACGTAGGTGAGCGAGGTGATGACGAACTGGTTGGTCGGCTGCTGGAAGTCGCCCACCTCGAAGTCGCCGTTCTGGTTCACCACCAGCTCGAAGTAGTCCTCGTTCAAGAAGAACAGCACCCCTTCGGTGCCCGTCGGGTTGATGTGCTCGTCGACCAACCAGGGCTGGTTGCGGTACCAGCCACCCGAGAAGCCACCGGAGGCGAAGGTCTGGTCGACCACGGCCGTCGGCTGGGTGTACTGGACCTGGGCCTGCAACAGGTTCTCGTACCGGGTGAGGTTGGCCCGGGTGGAGACCGTGATCGTCGGGGCCCGAGCGCCCTTGGTGCAGAGGTCCCAGAGCGAGTTGAGGGCGCCCATGCCGAGCGTCGTGGTCGTGATGTCGGGAGGAGCGCATTTCGTGAACGGATAGCTCGAGCGGGACAGCCCGGCGTAGTTCGAGGCGTAGACCCCGGTGTCGACGACCTCGTAGACCCCGTCGATCGCCTTGTAGTTCGAGCCGTCGGACCAGATGCCGTAGGCGATCTTGTCGCGCAGGTCCATCTTGGCCAACTCGGTCTGCTCGACCACGTAGTTGGCCACCGCGTACTCCGAGTCGGCCCGGATGAGGGAGCGTTGGTCCAACGTGACGTTGGTGTAGTACTCCTTCCAGTCCCAGGCGCCGGAGATCTCGTTGTCCGAGGGGTCGACGTTCAGGACCTCGGGGCCGTAGAAGGCGCCGCCGGTCGACCAGGGCTGGTAGACGAAGCGGGACTCGATGTGGAGCCCGCCCCGGCGAACCACCCGGTTCTTGCGGAACAGGCGCCAGGTGAACGGACTACCCAGGTAGTACACATCGGTCGCCTCCTCTCGCAGGATGCGTCGAGAGATCGACGTGATCGTGTCTACTCCGGTAGGTGTGGCCATGAGTTTTTACCTCAGAAGGACCCTTCTCTCGTGCGAGCAATCGCACTCGCCGCCTGCTGGACCACTGACATCCTCGATTTCTCGGTCAACCTACCATCGGTGCGCGTCTCCAACGGGGATTCCCCTGGAGCGGGACCCGAGACCGGCGATGCCGAGGAGCTGAGCGCGGTCAGCTTGCGCTTCCGATCCTGGGCTTGGGGTGTATTGCCCGGCACGACAGGGGGTGCCGCGGGCTGGCCGATGAGCTTGGCCCGGTAACCCTCGTTCGTCCAGGCGACGTGCTCGAGCGACTCCTCGAACGCGGCCTGGAGATCGTCCGCTCCGGTGGCGAACCGGGCAGCGATGCCGGTGGAACCGGCGATCCGGCAGATGTCGATGACCTCGGCGGCGTCCAGCTTGCCCTGGTAGCGGGCGGCGAAGGCCGCACCGGCGGCGTTGGCCGCATTGTTCGCCTGCTGCTTGGCGAGGGACTCGGACTGCGCCTTGGTGGCCGCGGCGATCTCGGCCAGCTTGCGGTCGACATCGTTCTGGCGCATCCACAGCGCCGCTTCGGGTGAGCGCGGGTCGATCTCCTCGGGCAGGGCGGGAGCAGCGGGAGGAGCGACTGTCGGCTCACCGGCCAGGGCGCCCAACACCCGGGCACGACGCTCGGGGTCGCCCAACGCCTCGCGGAGCAGCGCGGCGATCGGATCCTCAGCCACGGCTTGGGGGACGACGGGGGGAGAAGCGATGGCTTCAGACGCCTCGGGCTCCTCCTCCTCGTCGCCTCCCAGATCCTCCCCGCCGACCGTGACCGGGGGTGGCGGGGTGGTGCCGGCAGCCGGCTCGGTCTCCACCACGGGCGAGGGCGGGGGAGTCGAGTCGCCGGGGAGGTCACCGTTGGTCACGCGCGAACGATGACCAGGGATCGCCTCCTCGGCGGCGCCGAACAGCTTGTCGATGTCGAAGTCGGCGTTGCCTTCACCCTCGGATGCGAGGGCGGGGTCGAGGCCGAACAGCTCGTGGATCGAGGGCATCAGATCATCCTTGGTCTGCCTGGGCGGCCATGGCCCGCCGCAGGTCGTCTGCGCTGATACCGGACTGGGTGGGACCCTGCCCACTCACCGCGGCACTGGGACCCTGGGCACCGCCGCCCATGAGTTGACCGATGTTCGTCCCGCCGCCTGGAGGTGGACCACTCGGAGGTCCTCCCGGCCCGCCGGGGCCAGGAGGAGCGCCACCAGGAGGAGCGCCCGGAGGCTTTGCGCCGCCTGGAGCCCCATGTCCTTGCTGTGCCGCACCGACCACCGCCTTCAAGAGCTGCTCGAGTAGGGCGAGGTGGGGCGCGGCGTCGGGGGCCATCATCGTGGCCTGGATCGCTGCACCTATCTGCTGGAGGCCCGCCGCGACGCTCTCGGGGGCCGAAGACCCTTTGCCGGCCACTGGATCAGGACAGCGGTCCGTTTTCCTTCACGGCTGGGATGTGACCCATGGCGTTCGGGTCGGCACCCCAGGCGTCGGTCTCGGTCTGGCCCATGGGCATGATGTTCGCCTTGCCCTTCGGCCCAGCCCCGTAGTTCGGGCGGATCTGGTTCTGGTCAGCCATCACAACCTCCTCGGTTCAATCGGAGCGTACCGCAGACGCGACGATGGGTGATGGACCACCGAGCGGAGAATCCATCACCCATCGTTCGCGAATCAAACCACCATTGGTGCGTTGGGTGAGCCCAACACGGACCGGCTGGCCTAGCGGCCCTTCCGTCCGTGCTTACGGCCACCGTGGCGCTTCCCGCGCTCGCGCGCGTCGACAGGCTGGTTCATACGTTGCTCACCTCCTCCCTCGTTTCGTGGAGCGGCCTTTCCGCTTCGACCTTCGGGCGTTCGACAGAGCCGCGGCGACCGCCTGCTTCTGTGGATGCCCTGACGCCATCATCTCGCGAATATTGCCGCTCACGGTGGATCGGGAGGAACCACGCTTGAGAGGCATGGATCACGAGCAGCCCATGGGGTCGGCGTCCCAGTCCCCGTCGATGTCGTTCAGCGAGTCGACGGCGTTGATCCCGGTGTCGCCCTGGCTCCCGGGCACGAAGTCGGCGGGGTGCTGCTGGGCGTTGCGGGCACCGCGCCCGAGCCGACCGGCGGGATAGCTGGACCGCCCGGTCTGCCCGGTGAACAGGACCGAACCCCTGTTCGTGGTCGCCATGTCCGGGTGCATGTTCGAGGTGTGCGGGCGAGCGTGCTCCATGCCCCGATGCTATGTCAGCTAGGGCGATCCGCTGCGGACTGCTTCTGACCAGGAGGTTTCTGGGCCTGCTTGGCGGCGAGCTGCATCTGGGCGAGCTGGGCGGCCTGCTGCTCCTGCTTCTTCTTGCGATCGAGGATGGCCTGGGCGTGGGAGACCCGGAACGCCTGGAGGACGTAGAGGTCGTCGACCACGTTCATCTTCTTCAGGTTCACGGCCTCGTTGATCCGGGCCGCCCGGCTGGTCGGCTTGGACGATCCGGCGTTCACCATGAGCCCGAAACGCAGCGGGGCGAAGGTGACCTTGCCCTTGGCGTCCTGGGTCGGAGCATAGAAGTGCTGAGCGGCGAGCCGGATCGAGATCGGTTGACCCTCCTCGCCCACGATGGCCATGAAGCGCGGGGTGTCGTAGTTGATGACGATCAGGTTGGCGACCAGCTCGCCCGCTTTCCTCAACGTCAACTCGAGGTTTCGTTGTGCCGAGCGCACCCGGACGAAGCCCGCCTCCTGACCGGCCTGGACTTGCTTGTCGGTCGCCCGGCCGCTCGGGACCTCACCGCGCTGGGTGGCGCTGAGCCCAGCGATGCGCTCGATCTCGTCGCGCCAGAAGCCGACCATCTCCATGATGGCGGGAGGCAGGTTCGGCGGCTGTATCCACGAGGGCTTGTTCTGCTGGCCGCCGGTCGGTCCCCCGTTCACGTCGTAGATCTCGCCGGGGCGGTTGCGGATGGTGGTGCGGTCCGCTCCGGAGCCCTTCACCCCAACCATGATCGGGTTGCCGGTGAAGATGATGTTGCTCTGCGCCATGGCGAGCAGGGTGTTCATCTGCTGCTGGCAGGGCGCTAGGTCTCTGAGCAGGGGCGATCCCCAGAACTCCCCGGTCTCCACGTCCACGTACCTGACATAAGGGTGCCGATCTGTATGGAACAGATTTTCAGCGAGTTCGTCCAGGAGAATCCGGTTACCCGACCAGACGATGACCCGCCACTGGTCGACGATGACGGTCTCGGTGTCACCCATGCTTGGATCACCCGGCGTCACCTCCTCCTCGTAGTTCTCTCGGAACCAGCACTCGTAGACGTTCACGCCGCGCGACTCGGTGATGTGCTTCTTGGCCTGGCCCTGTTGGCCCCAGGTGGTCGGCCCCTGACCAGCGTTGATGGGGGTCATCAGGCCGCCGAGGTAGTTGCGGAGCTGGGCCGGGCGCCCGCCCTGGCTCGGCGGGATGTGGTCGGAATCGCTGTCGCCCGTGATGACCGCGTCCTCGATCAGGTACTTCGGCGTGTCGGGGAACCGGCGCTCGATCTGGGCCGGCGACATCGTGTGGACCTCGATGATGTACTCGGCATCGTCCAGATTGGTGGCGTAGGGGTCGACGTACAAGCACCATGGCGACGTGGACTTGAGCGCGACCTGTCCGAGACCCTGTTCGAGTCCCTGGTCCCAGGTCACCTTGAGGAAGCCCGCGCCGTAGATGGCCGAGTCCCAGAGCATCTTCACGATCTGGGCGTACCAGCCTTCGGTGCGCAGCACCGAGTTCATGATGGCCTCGAGCTGCTCGGCTTGGATGTCGGTGGTCATGGCGTAGAGCGAGAAGGGATCGGCCGCCGGGGTGACGGTGAACATCACCTCCTGGTCGGTCATCCAGCCGATGCGGGCGTCAATGGTCGGGAAGACCTCGTTGGCCCGGGTGCCCGGGGCATTGGGCACATTCGGCGCCGCCCGGTTCATGGTGACCCGGTAGTTGCGCTTCCACTCCGAGGCCATCTGGCCCTTGGCGTCCTTGGCCTGCTGGTACAGGTCTTGGAGCCGTCGGAGGAACCCCTGCTCGTCGTAGACCGGCGGGGCCTCTACCTGCACGAGTGTCAAGTGACCATCTCCTTCAGGTGGTCACCCGTGTCGTCCTGGCGATGCGGGGTCGGCGTCTTGACGAGCTTGCTGGGCTCGGCGTCGGCGTCTCGGGCGTCCTTGCCCCACCCGTGGAGATCACCGAGAGCGTCGGAGTCCCGGGGGTCGGCCATCGCCAGCTTGACCTCCATGCCCAGCTCGTTCGACTCGCGCTCCTGGGCGCTGCGCAGCTTGTACTCCCAGTCACGATGGTTCTCGACGTACTGGCCCACCACGGGGTCCCAGCGCGCCTCGGTCCGAAGCGAGGTCCGGTTCACGGCGATCTGGAAGATGCGCTTGGCCACCGAGCCGCACATCCGGCACTGGATCATGTCGGCCGCGGTCTCGGACTGGATCTCGCCGCAGCTGCGGCACCGATAGGAGTACCTCATCGATACATCCCTTGGATTTCCTCGATATTCATCGAGAGCTGCTCCATCCCAAGCAAGGTTTCGTCGGTAATGACCTCCGGCGCCCCACAGGCGCGAAGCGCTTGGGTAGTGCTTTTCAGCGCGTTGTTCAGGAGATCGATACAAACGAGGAGCGTATGAACCGCCGATGTATCGTCCAAACCATCAATGTCTTCCGGCATCAATATGTGACCTCGATCCCGATCATCGCGTCGTCGTCCATGGGTCCCAAGGTTGCCATGCCCGGAGGTGTATACGTGCGACCGTAGCTGCCGGCCAGTTGCGGGTTGCGCTCTCCGGGCAGGTGGCCGGGCGCGGGCGCGGCCGCCGAGTAGTCGAGGGTGCCCTGCTCCCAGATCACGGTCATGATCCCGATGCCGAGGCTGGTCACACAGTCGTCGTGGCCGCTGCGCCGGGACGGCCCGTAGGTGCCGTCGGGGTTGGCGATGTACCGGGTCATCTCGTAGTAGGTGGCCGGGTGGTGGATGATCAGGTGCTTGCGGTGGATGATCGACTGCATGGTGGTCAGCATGTTGTTCTTGGTCTCGTAGGTGGTGTTCCACCCGTACGCCTGCATCATCAGCTTCGGGCGGTCCGCCCGGCGGTCCATCCATATGTGCTGGTAGTTGGCCTCGCGCCACCAGGCGAGCACCGTCTTGCCGCCGCCTTGGATCTCGGTGTTCAAGATGGTCTCGGGTCCGTACCAGTAGGCGATGGCCAGCGCGATGTCCCCGATGCTCTGGGCGTCGGCCGACCCGTGCCAGACGGCCACCTGCTCCATCGAGGCGCGGTCGATGACCTGGATGCAGCAGGGATCACCCTCGATGGTCCAGGTCGGATCGACGGCCACCACGTAGCGGCGCTTGCCCCGGGGGTCGGGGCGCTCGTAGACGAAGAAGTGCCCCTCGTCGTCCTCTTTGAAGGCCACCTTCCCGCCGTCGTTGTACAAGAAGCCCTGTTCCATCTCCACGTCGGGGAAGTAGCACTGGGACAGCTTGACCAAGGGGAAGACGTTGGAGCCGCTGGATAGGAACGCCTCCTCCTGGGTGTTCGGGTACTCCTCCTTGAAAGTCTCGGGGTTGGAGTAGCTCTGGAGCTTGCGACGGCGCCAGGCCAGCTTGGCGAAGGTCATCTTCGGGATCGCGACCAGCATCTCGCGCTCGTCATCGTCCAGCTCGGCCATGTGGAGGTGGTGGTTCTTGACCTCGTACTCGTCGTGCTCCCACCAGGGGAAGAACATCGGGGTGAAGTCGGATTTGCCCCCGGCGGGGTCGATGGCCTTCATCCACTCCTCGTAGAAGAAGCCGCCCACGCCCCGGGCCGTCGACTCGTAGATCACGATGGTCCCGTGCTCGTAGGGGATGGCCTCGTTCAGCGCTCCCACGATGGCGTCGGCCTCGGGCCAGATCGCCACCTCGGAGCCGTGGACCGCTTGCAAGGTACGACCACGGCCCACGTCCTCCTTCTTGGCCGTGTCGACCAGGATCGACGATCCCGTCATCCACTCGATGTAGCCCTGCCGGTTGTACTTGGTGGAGAAGGCGGTCTGGAACGGTCCCATCTCCCAGTACCGCTTGGTCATGGAGAACAGGTACTCGGAGTCGGGCTTCTCCTTCGAGAGCACCAGGGCGTTGGTCCCCGGGTGCAGGAAGCACCAGAGGAACAGGACCGCCTCGGTCAGAGTCGAGAGTCCCAACTGCCGGCCCTTCAGGACGATGATCCGCACTGGCTCGCCCGCGTTGTACTGCCGCTCGATCTCGGAGACCACCTCGCGCTGCGCCCAGGCGAAGGCATCGTTGCGGTTCAGCTTCTTGAGCTTGGCCCCCTTGGTCTTGATCGTGAGGGTCTCGAGCATCGGCCAGAGGTCAAGATTCGGCATCGTCATCCTCGGGGCGGTTGGAGAGACGGGCCACGAACCTCGATTGCTCCCTCGGCTCGGCCGGTTCGCCCGTTCGCATCTTCTCCATCATCTCAAGAATGGTCTCCTGGTTCTGGATCACCCCCGCCGGGGTCCGCCGGGCCGATGCCGCCATGGTCTTGCCCAGCATGGCCGCGCTGAACCGGGTCTTGTCGGCCTCCGAGCCGGTGGCGATGGTCCGACGCGCGTGCTCCATGGCGTCCCATCGGGTCTGCTCGGTGTATTCCTCCAGGTCATCGGTGCCATAACGCCGCACCCGGACCGCCTTCTGGGCCTCGCGCACGAGGTCGACATCCAGGTCGAACACCCGCGCGACGACGCCGGGCGGGACGCCTTCTTCCAATAGGCGCTCGGTGATGAGCTCGAGTTCCTTGGCCGAGAGGCTCATGCCTGGTACGGGGTTATCTCGAGCCGGACCTGCTCTCCGTGCAACCGATGCAGGCGCGATCCCTCGTCGATCTGCTCGAACGGGACGTGGAAGGTGATGGAGAGCTGGCCGCCGCGGATGGACGAGACGCCGGCCACGATCACCTCGAGCATTATGTCGGCTGGTCGTCGCTCCCCTGCCACGGCCCCGGCAAGAAGTCCTCCAAGCCGAGACGGTCCGCCTCCGTCGCCATCTCCCTTAGCTTCGCCTGCAAGTCGGCGCGCTCCTTCAGCAAACGAGACTGCTCGTTCTCGATCGTCTCCCGGGCCAGGACCGCCTCGATCCCCGGCGCCAGCGGAGTGGAGTCGTAGTCGAACCCGATCGGCTTCTCGTTCCAGCTCTGCTGCGGCGGCGACGAGTAGATCGTCGGCGGTGATTCCCGACCCAGGACCAGCCGCTCCACCAATGCCCGATCCTCGGCCAGTGAACTCCTCATCAGCTCCATCATCGAGGTCCACATCTCCGTCGAGAAGGGGGTCGAATCGGGAGGCGCCGAAATCGGGGTCGGCGGCGTACTCGGAGTCGGGGAAGTCGGGCTCGACGTTGGGCTCTGACGCAGGAGGAGGAAACACAAGGCGCCCGTCAGGACCAAGGACAGGAGCCACCCACTCAGGATCAGCGCCGTGGTCACGAGGCATCTTCGACCTGGGGTTTCGGGCAGAACTTGGCGTACCGTTGGGCGGCGCCCTGCCGGGTCATGCCCACCGCCTCTCCGATCTGCGTCCAACTGATCCCTTGGCGGCGCGCGCCCTTGATCGCGGCGACGAGCAGCTCGTCGAAGTCGTTGCGGCCGTCGGCGCAGCGCCGGATGTCGGCCAGGAAATCAGGCGCCACGGCGCATCTTCCCGAGGTCGATGCCGCCCTGCAAGGCCTGCTCCACCCCGGCGGTCAGCGCTGCCTTCTTGGCGTTGTCCTCGGCGGCGCCCAGGATCTCGGCAACCCGGTGGGCGAAGTCCAGCTTGGCCTCGGCCAGTGCGCCGACCTGCATCAGCAGATGCTCTAAGAACACCGCGAGCCGCATGTTCTCCCACATGCCGGGCGGGAACTGGATCTGGACCCCGAACTTGCCGCCCATGAGGGCCTGGATGCGCTGGCCGTTGGACCTGTCGAGGTCGGCCAGCTCGTTCTCCTCGGTCGGCAGATCCTCGGCGCTCACGTCATCGTCCATGCAACTATTGTTGCAGGGAACTACCGTTGCGTCAAGCCTGGGTTTCCCGCTTCACGACCTCGAGGTAGCGCCGGACGTGCGCCGTCCACGCCTCCAGGGCGTTCATCCCCTGGTCGATGGCCCGGATGGCGTCGAGGGCGATGCCGGTGACCTGCGGGTTGCCGATGCCGAGCCGGCGGGCCGCCTCCACCTCTCGAGAGTCCCCGAAGGAACCGGGCTGCGGGATCACCTGGCTAGGGCCAGGTCGAGTCACGGGCGCCGCGGTGGGCTCGGCCGGCTGCGGGGTGGTGACGGAAGACGGGGGCACCGTACTCTCGGGCGTCGTCGATGGTGAGGGCGCAGCAGCTTCCGGGGGCGCAGTTGCAGCGTCGGTAGCTGGCGACGGGACAGCCGTGGAGTCCGGCACCGCCGTTTCCGTAGGGTTTGGCGCCTCAGCGGGAGGCGAGACGGGCGCGGGCTCGGCGGTAGCGGTCGGCTCCAGGGTCGGCGGCGGGGTGGCGTCCGGACTCGCAGGCGAAGCAGGCTCGGTCGAGGCAGGCGCCTCGGTCGTAGCCTCCGGGACAGACTCCACCGGGGTCGGACTGGGCGCCGCCGAAGGGTCCACCGGGGTCTGCTCCTCGGGCGCTGGGGATGCGGTATCGGTCACGGGATCTCCTTGTCACACGAACTGGACGACGACGGCAACGCTACTTGCACTGACAAGATAGAGGTTGGATGGCAGGTGCGGGGTGGTCACGTCGAAGTTGATGAACGTGGGCTGGCCCGGGTCGATGTAGATGCCGGTGTCCCCCGAGACGGTCTTCATGGAGAGCGCCACGGTCGAGCCGGTCGGCGGGACGATCCACACCCCGAGGGCGGTCGCCGGCACCGGGATCGTCGAGCTGGTGTTCACCGTCCAGGTCTGGGTGTCGATCACGTCCCCGAAGGCGATGGCGAACGGTCCGAGGCTCTGCTGGCCGCCGCTGGGCGTCCCGGTCTGGAGCCCGTTGATGTAGAAGCTGCCGTAGCTCACGAGCCGAGCCTAGACGCGAAGATCCCCCGGACTCTGTGACCGAACGGCGGGGAAGCCAAGGACAACCGAAGTACCGGGGGACTCGCTGCGTGGACCGCACCTTCAGCTTGACACATCCGTTGCGGAAGCGCAAGATAGGAGTGCGGTAAGGGGAAGCACGAGAGGACAATCCATGGACGACGAACGGCAGCACACCCCGTACTTCTGGGTCATCGTGATCGCGGTCCTCGCCGTGATAGGACTAGCGATCATCGCTCAGCCGCAAACCTCGAGCGCCCCTTCGGCGCCGACGATCACCTCGCCCGTGCCGCACTACGTCCGGTACTGCATGGCCACCAGCGCACCGGGGTGCCCGGTCCCGTGAAAGTCCGCCGCAAGACGCCGCCGGCATTGGCACCTCGAGCCGGGCCGGTCACCATCACACGGGCTGATGGCACCCAGGCGAGCCAACGATCGCTCGGTACCAAGCAGCGAACCGCTCTGGTGAAGTCCTCGGAGCGCCGGGCCGCCCGCCAGGCAGCGAAGCAGGCCGACGAGATGTGGGGGAAGCCTTCGGGACGCTGATCCACTCCATCTGAGGTCGCCCGTAAAGCGTGGATCGAGCCCCTGAGGAAGCCCCAGGGTGCGCCACGGCAATGTAGAGCAACCTCCTGACCTGCGGATCAGTCAAAAAATGCCTTCGCTAAGGGCTCCTTGGTGTAATCGCCGGAGCGAAGCGGAGGCAATCGGTGGACAGGTGTTCGAAAAGCCACTAGCGCAGCACCTTCGGTGCTTTGCTGTCAGATGGATCGGGACCCGATTCGTGAGTGCGGGGCGCAAAAAATCTGAGAGGGAATCGGGGATGACCTCGTGTGGAGCGTTCCACTTACATAATCCCTGGTCAGAGGGCCAAATCGGCAGGTGCTAGCTAGAGTTAGCACCCCGGGGGGCACCGCCAGGCCAGGGGGTAGTGACCGAGGGCTCCGAGGCACGGGGGGATGCCCACCCACCCTGCGCACGACCACCCCTCGCCGCGGTGTTGGATCGTTACCCACGACGGTCGATAGTGATTCAACACGACGAGCTCAGCGACGTGCCGGCGCAACGATGCTTGACAGTGCAGACCATCGGGTGTATCGTGGCACTAGACACCTTGGGCGCTGGCTACAGACCAGAGCACGTGGGCCGACTGGCGAGGCTTAGCAACCCGAGCCGTGAGAGAGGTGTCGGGTACATGAGTGAGCAAGCGAGCGCAGCGAGTGCGCTAGCGACAACCGAGCGAAAGGACAGACCATGACCATGACCAAGGCTGCAAAGGCCGTGCAGGACCAGGAGCGCGCCAACACTCTCGAGAAGTTGCGAGGGTGGCTCCGACCTGGTGACACCGTGCAGACGATCCTTCGCCATGTCAGCTCGTCAGGCATGAGCCGGGCGATCTCGCTGATCATCGTCACAGATGGCGAGCCGTTCGACATCTCGTTCTGGGCAGCTCGTGCCATGCGCGACAAGATCGACGAGCGGTGGGGCGGAATCAAGGTCGGTGGATGTGGGATGGACATGGGCTTTCATCTCGTCTACAGCCTGAGCCGCACGCTCTGGCCCGAGGGTTTCGACTGCATCGGTGCCGATTGCCCCGCCAACGATCACCACAACCCGCCGTATCCAGCTCGGGAGGCCGGCGCCATGCATCACCGCGATGGTGGGTACGCCCTGACGCATCGGTGGCTTTGATGACCTACCTACTCGCGGCGATTCTGGGCGGTGGTACCGCCTTCTACGGGCTCTGGCTCATCGTGGGGCACCACCGGGACTACTCCGACCCTTGGGAGCGCTACGGCAGCCCATGGGCAGACGACGACTTCTGATTCTGATCGGTCGAGCCGGTCGCCCTTGCGAGGGCGCCGGCCTGGATCTATCGGGGAGGACCGATGGCGACGCAGCTGTACAATCGGGACCAGGTGAACGCGCTCATCTCCGAGGCGGTCGAGATGGCGGCCGAGCACTCTGAACGCGGTGAGCTGATCGACACGGGCGAGGTCGCTGAGCTGCTCGGCGTGAAGGTGACCACGGTTCATCAGTGGCGTCGGCGTGGCGTGATGCTCGGGCCGGCCCGGCTGTTCTCGGGTATGCCTGCCTGGGACCGCTCAGCGGTGCTCAGGTGGGCTGTCGAGACGAAACGCCTGCCATAGGCTCCGGCCGAACTGCATCAGATCGTTGTCGACGTGGTGGATGCACGCGGGCAATGGCCATTCGACCACCGCTCTCCGCCAACAACACCACGAGCCGGCCTGGCATCTGTGAAAGCGATAGCGCAGCGCGAACAGGGGCGTAGCGTGCCTCATGATGCCCGGGCCTTCCTGAGCAGCGCGTGCACCTCGTTGCCTATGGGGTGAGACGATGCCATCGCGGCCATGATCGTCGTGTGGTGCCGACCGACGTATCGCCCGATCTCGGGGTAGCTCATGCCTTCGACTCGCATGGCCGCCCACAGCAGCCGACGGGCCTGCATCGTCCGACCGCTGATCTTCTGGGCGCTGATCAGGTCTTTTTTCGCTATCCCCGTCCATTCGCATACCGCCGTCACGATCTGCTCGGGCCGCAACCAGGGTTGCGCTTCTACCACGGACACGATTCCTCCCCGTCTGTCTCTCGGATCTCTACCACCGTGGCCCAAGCAGGTCCCCGGCGTGCGATGTCGTAGTGGTAGCTGCGCACGAACCTCGGGCCGTCGTCCTCGAGGAGCTTGGCATCCACCAGGCCGTCGAGCACCGCCTTCACCATCGGGGCGATCGCATCGGCGTCGATCCAGCGCTTGGCCGAGGTCGGCTGGATGCCGTAAGCATGGACGGTGACGGGGAGGTGGAAAGCTCTATGATTCGACGAATAGTGCCGGATCCCCTCAAAGTCGAGACTTGACCATTCGGCGGTGATCTGCTTCTCGTCGTTGAGCTGCCCACGACCGGCGAGAGACGCCAGAAGGCGCACACCGGCCACCGCAGACGCCTTGGCCGCCCAGTGGCCGCCATCGTTGGCGAGCATCGGTCTACCGGCGATCATCAGGCTTAGTTGGCGAGTGCTCACGTCTCCTCCGTGTCTGACATCGAAGCGGTTCTCCTGGTCTTTGCCTCGAACGCCGCTCGCGTTGCCTTCAGATCCCTCTCGGCTATTTCAAGGCGCCGCAAGATCCCTGGCCACGCCTCATCCCTAGCCTTAGGGTCGGATACGGTCAGGTAGCGAACCCGATTGAGATCGTCATCGGTGATTGGCTCGGGGGCCGGGCGCAACATGCAATCCGGGTTGCTCGGGTCCTGGCAACCGTCCTCTCGGCACTGTGGGATGCAGCCGTGGGGCTCCGGGCTCGGGGTGGGTGGTATTCCCAACGTCCTGCGTACCGACAGCACGGCTTGCTCCTTGGCCTCAGTGTTGGCGATAGATCCCTCAAGATCCCAATCGGAGAGATGGGCGTCCCAATGATCCCAAATGTTCTCTACAATCGTTTCCGGCTCCGGGCTCGGGGCCTCAGTAGCCAGGGCAGCAGCCAGACGCCTCAATGCTTCCTGGGCTTCTCGGATTGCGGATCTAGCCCACGGTGCGTCGGCCGTTGCTGCGCCTCGTCCATCGGCGTTGAGGGTGAGCATGTCCCAGCCTGCGAGGTCGCCCAAGACTCGTTCGATTCGGCAGATCACCTCTCTGGCGGCTCGTTCGATTGCTGTGTGACGGTCAGGCACGGGGGATCGCTCCTTTGCAAAGAATCGGCTGGCCCCACATGAACCGACCGTTGCGGTACGTGTGGGCGTACTGCCACGGATGGTCGTCGGGCGTGAAGTAAGCCCGGACGAACCCATCGCAGTTGGCGCAAGGAACGGCTTCCCGCTTCCCGCTGGTGTTGTTGGGGGAGGGGGTGGGGCTAGCGGGCATGGGAATATGTCCAGGTGTAGTGGTCGTCCTCGTACTCGATCTCGATGAATCCGTCGGTGGGGGCGTGGGTGCCTACGTGAGACTCCAACAGCCCCTCGGCGTCCATCCATTCGACGAAGTTGCATTTGCCCTGGTCGACCAACTCGTGCTCATGGTCGGTGATGTTCCAGCCGTCGCAACCCTCAGAACAGATCAGCCGACAGTCGGCTCCCTCGGTGGCGTGGCAGGTGACGTTGCCCTCGATCCAATCGTCGTGGATCATCCACCTAACCGAGTGCGCCCGTGGTCCTCTCAGCAGTTTGGCCTCACCCATCCGTCGTCTCCTCTCCTCCTGTGTCGGCCCGGCTTTCGTACCCGTAGCCCCATGAGTCCCAGCCGAGGCGAGGCTGACGGGCGAATAGTTCGACGTAGGGGCCTGGGGAACATCGCTCCACGAGGTCGGTAAACGATGCGGGCTTGACCGAGTGGCCTTGCTTCGCCGCAGTGAAATGGGTCCCTTGGCGGCGGTCCTTTGTGCGGAGCGACCCACGCACGCCAAACAGAACGTGCTCGGTGTTCGTGCGAAAGTAGTGCCCGAGCCCGAGGTGGCCCGTCTTGCACCATGTCAGCATTGTCCGGTAGCCGAATCCCCATGCCTGCATGATGGCGAACGTCCGTGCCAGGTGAAGGTTTGTCGTCCAGAGGTACAGATGGGCATCCTCGGCGGCGATGTCCGCTACCGGCAACGCTGCGATGTCCTCCATTGATAGGGTCGAGTAGTGGGGCTCGATGCCGCGCTCCTTCTTGACTCGCCCCACCCTCGTTACGCCGGTCAGCTTGTGCTCGTCAGGCCACGGCGGGTCGGCCACGATGGTCGAGTAGGGCGGGTTCAACTCCTCAAACATCCGTCTCCTCTCCATCAGCACTGAGGGCGACGAGAGCGTCGAGAGCGTCGAACGCTTTGGCGATGAGTTGCTCCCTGCTCGGCATATCGTTTGAGCGTTGGCCGTACCATCGTTTGTCGTATTGGGCGATGCCGATCAACGCCCTGCCCTCCTGGGTGCACCGTGCCATTACTTTGATGTGATCGGCTTTCCAACTCCCCAGCGCTTCCCGCAGCCTCTCGTTCTCTCTTCGGGCATCGGCTAGAGCGGTGAGGGTGGCGGAATAGTCGATGGCGTCAAGAGCTTTGATGGCAAGTCGTTGGCAGTATTCGCTCTCGCTGTTGTTCTCGCCGATTGCGGCGATGAACTTCCGCTCCGAGTGAATCCCATGAGCCGCCTTCTTCACGGCTTCGGTTCGGGGGTCGGTGACACTCACGTCTCCTCTCCTCCTGTGTCGGCCCCGTCGTGAAGTCGCTCCCGCAGCACCTCATTGCCTCTTTCGGCATCTCTGGCGTAGTTGACGACATGGCGGAACTCATTGCGGACTTTCTCCACCTGGTCGCGAATGGGCCGAAGTACGCTGGGAAGAATGGCGTTCGGGTGCGCCAGAGTGTCTGAAACCGCCATCTTGATTGAGTCCAGCACCCGATCGAGGTCAGCCAGCATCTTGTCCCAGTCGTCGAAGCGATTGGGTGAACCGGATGGATAGTCGCTCACGTCGCCTCTCCTCCTGTGTCGGCCTCTCCATCAGCACTGAGGGCGGCGACCAGGATGCGAACGGCAACACCCACTCTGGCCCAGCTATTACTCAGAGGAGGTGCCGCCGGGTCATACCATGCTTCCACTACGGCCTTCGATGCCTCCCACAGCCTCTCGTTCTCTCTTCGGGCATCGGCTAGAGCGGTGAGGGTGGCGGAATAGTCGATGGCGTCGAGGACGGCGTTGGCTTCTTCGGTAAGAGTGTGCAGGCGACCGTGGACCCGGTAAATCGCTTTCGTCGCTTTGTCCACGGCTTCGGTTCGGGGGTCGGTGTCAGGCACTTTGGAACCTCCTGCGGTTCTCCTCGGTGAGCCTGAGATCCTGACGCAGGCACCATTCCTCGAAGGGCTCGCGGATCTCGGCCAACTCCTCGGGCGTTGGACCGTCGAAATAGGGATCGTGGGTCATCGCGTCACCATCCAGGTCTGCGCCCGCCGGCCATTGGCGTTGTAGGCCTCGCCAGGAGAGTAGATGCGCCCCGCCCGCAGAAGCTCCACGCGCCTCGGCCGCTCGGTCGATCCGTCCATCTCGAGCAGCTCTTGGATCTCGGCGTCGGTGACCGGCCCGGAATCTCTGATGCAGAGATAGACCAGCTCGCGCAGGGTGAGCACCTTCGGCTTGATCTGCTCGGCCGCGGCGATGGAGGTCGCTGAATGGCGCTGGGCGGCCGGGTACTCGTCTTCCCAGGCCATTACGACACCTCCGCAGGCCCGGGGTCCCTGAGCTGTACATCGGCGTTGATGCCCAACTCATCGAGGATCATTTGGATGAAGCGCAGGATTTCATCCTCATCGCCATTGAACTCGCTGGTAATCGTGTCAGCGTATGCCTGGATCATTCTTGTGTCGTCGCTCATGACTCACCTGCCAGGGCAAGCAGCGAAGGCGGGCACACCCATTCCACCTTCTCGATCTCAACGGTCCGAGTGGTGACGGGCAGCGCGGCGACAGCTTCGGGGTCCGGTCCGGTGATCTCCACGGTCTCGGTGGTGACCACTTTCTCGCAGGTCGCATCCTTCTTGATGAGGATGTGGATCTCCGCGAACCGACCGAACCTTCGCTTGAGTTCGATCAGGTCGCCCGTCGTGCCGGTTGTGGACTTGGTGGCGTTGCCGAGTTGCCGGACGAAGGTGCTCACATCTTCCTCCTCGAAGACCACCCGAGTCACTTGGAAGGTCGAATATGGCGGGATGAGCGCCGGGTGCTCCTCGAGGAAGTCGATCAGTTCTCTCGCATCGTGCAGCCATGCGATCTGTCGTTCGTTCAGTTCAGCCATTGGTCTCCCCTTGTTCGGTACTTACTGTCACTCCACAGTATGCGCTTACTTCGTCTGCTTCGCAACCCTCTCGTTCTCCACAAGAGTCATGATCACGACATCGGCTTCTTCCCTGGTCAGATCGTTCAGCGACTCACAGGCATGGCCAAGCGCCCCGGCGGCGACCAGATGCGGGTCCCACCCGAACTGCCGGCAGATGGCCCACATGCGGGACCGCTGTTTGGCGTCGATCATCTCATCGGTACCGGGCGCGGAAGGATGCAAGGGCTCGGGGGTAGTAGGTGTCGACGTACCAGCGCCCGATGTTTGCGGCGACACCGAGCCAGGGTCCTTGTAGGGCACCACCTCTTTGACCAGAGGCTCCATCGAGCCCTTGTCGTAGAGCCCGAGACCGAACTGATCGCCAAGGTCCTTGGCTGCCCGCTTGAGCGCCCCGGTCACAGCCGCCTTGACGGCGAGGTCGTGAGCATCAGAACGGCCCGGTTGGTGCTGGGCGTCTCCCGTGGAAGCGTCCTCTTTGACCGTGACGATCTCACCTGAGGGATTGCGGATGGTGAGGCGCACGGAGGCACGGTAAGCCACGTCCCAGCCCTCCTTCTCCTTGTTGTCGCGAGTCGTCCATTTGACGTGATCCTCGAAGAGCAGCTCGAGCCCGGTCAGCTCCTTGTCCCAACCCTCAAAGCCAAAGAGCCTGGTCAGGTGGGCGATGATGTCGTAGCCTTCCAAGTAGCTCATGCCCTGCGGGTTGCGCTCCACGCGAAAGCTCTGGATGGGGACCAGGAGAGCCCTGCGTTGCGCTGCGGTCAACTCAGCCATCACAAATCCTCCGGGTCGATGTCGATATAGCGATACGCGTCGTAGGGCTCAAGATCAAACTCGATCCCGATCATCTCTCGGGCGTGCTCGTACTTATTGCGCCATACCAGGGCATCTTCCTCAGCCTTGTTGGCTCGCGCCCTCTGCTTTTCAAGTTCACGCTCCAGTTTCGCGATGTCAGCCATGGGAACCTCCCTGCTTGAAGCCGACGGGGACAGGGATGCCATCGAGCGGCAGGCGCACGGCGCCGGGACCGGCGTAGGAGCAGGTCGTCCGGTGCGAGCAGTAGTCGCATTGCCAGGCGGGGCGAGAAGCATCGGGGTCGAGTTCCACCTGGGTCATGTCGTCGCCCACGGCCCAGCGTGGCGGCAGCACATCCGAGCGGAGATGGTCAGCGATCTCCTCCATGCGGTCCAGCTCGGCTATGGCCCACGGTTCGTACTCCTCGCGGGTGTAGTGCCACTCAGCCATGATGCGCCGTAGATCCTCGAAACCGAGCTTGCGGGCGAAGGCCTTGGACACCGCCTCGAGTCCGATGATCCCGATCACCATCAGGTCGGCGCCGATGGCGTAGGCGTTCAGCGCGCCCTGTAGCTTGTCGCTGGTCGTGGGACCTTCCAGGGGCTTCTCCTTGAAGAAGCGGCGATCGAGCCCGATGGCCCGATCGAAGCCGGTAGCGCCCCGAGTCTTCAGCTCGTACGCCACAAGGCGACCATCGACAAGCCTGATTCTGGCATCGAGGTGCCCAGAGGTCAGGTCACCGAAGCGAACTTGGAACTCCGGGTCGACGATATCGAACTCCAGCATGTCGATGGCCGCTTCCTGCCACTTCTCGTGGATCAGCGAGCCCAGCCACATCACCCACTCGCCGGAGATGTCAGGCGGATCGGACTCCTCGTAGCCGGCGGCGGCCAGACCGAGCTGGCGGGCGCACTTGCCGGCTCCCGAGTTCCGCAACAGGGTGTCGAACGCCTTGGGACGCTTGCCCTCGGCCTCGTTGTCCCTGTGGATGCGCTCAGCGAGCAAGCCGGTCAGGAGTGGGACTGGCACTGGATGGATGGTCATGATGTCTCCTTCAGATTCAGATAGGTCGCCAGCATGACGGACTGCCATTGGCGCTCCGCAGCAGCCCTCGCAGCAGCCGCCGCAGCCCCCCCCGCATCCAACGCCGCAGCCCCCGCAGCAGCCCCCGCAGCAGCCCTCGCAGCAG